TGGTGGTGGAGGTTCTGGAGTAAACGGTTCTGGATACACTGGTGGTAACGGAACATTACTTTCAGACTGGGCGTCTGCAACCGGTACAGGTGTGTCTGGATATTATGGAGGCGGTGGAGGTGGAAGCGGGCAAACCTCTAGTCCTGGAAGTCGTGGAAATGGTGGAGCTGGAGGCGGTGGCCGAGGAGGAATGACCGTGGGAGAAAATGATAACTTTGCTCCATCTGCAGCAACAGCAAGAACCGGATCTGGTGGTGGAGCTGGTTTTGCAGGGTATGAAAATAGACATATAGCTGGTGCTAGTGGAGCGTCCGGCTTAGTAATTATTAGATACCGTATCTATAAACCATAGGCCCTATTATGTTAAAATATAGTAGGAGAACAAATGACCACATCGCTTAATCTATACGCCACAAAGGTGTTTTCAGAGCAACCAATTGCTTTATGGGCATTAGATGATACCACTGACTATGTTGCTTTAATAAGTCCTGAAAATCAAGATCTTTCTAATTGGGATGTTTCTGGAGCTACGATTACAGATGCCTCCACAGAGGTTGGCACTAATAAGCTAGAGTATTCTACAGAGCCATTTCCTGGCATAAGAGTTAATGGAATAATTGAAGAAGAGTATGATGCAATTGGAGAGATTACTCTTTATAGTCCAGAAACTTTTCAGCCAGAAGATCTTAGTGCAGAACTTGGTTCTATAGCTTTTGGCTCTTATTTCTTTGCATATGAAACAGGAATATCAGTTACCCTTGGAATGCAATATAAAGACCCTACTAGCGAAAACCCATTAGACTTTATCCCCGTAGAAAGAACTCAAAGAATAGAACCAGTTGTAAATGAAAGGCTTTGGTCTTTTGTTTCTCATACATTTAGTTTGCCAGAAAATTTTGAAGACCTTAGTTTTTACATAAAGGTAGAGTATGATCTTACAGAAACACCATATAAATTTATTATTCATGGAATTAATATTGGACAGTGGGCAGAAGAGTTTCATGTAGAGTCTGTTGGAGCACACCCAGCTGCTTTACCGGCAAACATACCACTTGTATCAAATGGTGTACCAGCATTGCCCTATGGACTAGAGGGCGCTAATGGATACTACATATCAAACAATAATGTATTATATGCTAAAAACTCTGGACTACCCTTGGTTTATGGAGCATTTAATAGTACTGTCATTTTACCAAACACAGATGCACCGTCTTTGATTATTCCAGGGTATGGAGTAATGAACCAATCTGGACAATATAAAAACTATACAGTAGAGTTCTGGGCAAAGATACAGTGCAACACATTTGAACAAAGAAGAATATTTGGACCACTAACCTCCACTGATGGTTTGTATGTAGAGGGAGCATTCTTAAAGTTAAAAATTGGCAATAAGCTAGGTTCACACTATGTTGGTGAGTGGGATCGGCCAATGCTTATTAATATTAGAATAACCGAGTCTCTTGCTAGATTAGTTATCAATGGTGAGCAAGTCTTCTCATTTGAACTAGACCCACTAGAAATATCCTTTCCAGATAAAATAAGTGCCCTTGGTAAAGATCAGGACTGGCTAGGTTTTTATGCTTATCCAGATGTTCCAATCATCCAACTTGACTGTGTTGGCATTTATCCTTATGAGGTCCCATCTATTGTTTCTAAAAGACGTTTTGTTTATGGCCAGGGTGTAGAACAGCCAGATAATATTAAAGGTCTTAATTCAACAAACAATGTATTTATTGATTTTCCATTTTCAAAAACAACAAAAACTTACTCTTATCCAAAGGTAGGTCAGTGGAGTAATGGAATTATAGAAAATCTTGTTCCTAATGTTAAGTCTTTTTCATTACCCGAATATACCCTTCCTACTATTACCTTTAATAACAAAACAACTCAACAGTGGTACACAGACATTGAAGCAGAACAGGTAGACTCTGACTATTTCATAAAGCTTAAACCAAACTCTTCCTGGGATTCTACAGAAGGGTATATGTTTTTTGAGAACTTTAACTTGCTAACAAGTGAGACAAAAGCTTTTTATGGAATCTTTGATCTAGAAGAAATTACTGAAGACCAACAAATACTTTTTGATTTTCTTAATGATACTACTGGAAATAAATTTTCAATTATATTAAATGGCTCAGACATTGAATATAAACTAACGTATAAAAATGTTAACGGAACGTCTTCAGAAGAAATTATATATAGTTCTACTGGATATGTTATTGGTGGAAAGTTTCTTGTTGGATTGCATATTCCAAGATTTATAGAGTTTTATGGTCAAAAGGTGGCATCATTTTTTGGTACTAAGCAAAAGATTAAAATGTTTGTTGGAGGGAATCCTTCTTTTACAAATACCTATAAGGGTAGATTTTCTAAGATAGCATTTTGTACAGCCAGGAATCTTGATAAAATTAAAGATTACTTTACGTCAAGAGGTATACCCACAGATTTTGAAAATGTCTTTGACTTCTATAGCCCACAAGTAGATAACGATGGTGGGAATGTTTACTTTATTAATGAACTAAACCTAACTGGAGATTCCACTGTTCCAGGATACCCAGACGCAATTCTTCCACCCCTATCATCCTGGTCAGAAGTATTTGACGGTGGAGACCCATTTGACTTCCCAGTTATAGATAAAGAAACTCATAATGCAAGCTATACACTTGTACCAAGATTAAACTTCGGGGAGTACATCCTAGACATTGGCGTTGACTCTTATTGGGAAGACTACCTGCCGCTCAGCTATTTTGGTGGGTATGTTCCTGACAGTAAGAATGAGAAGATGTTTGCTTTAGACTTTTTACAGTTAAATATTGACTATCCAAAATTTAATGTATTCTCTGATGGTAACTTTGATACAACAAATTCTCCAATTAAAACGTATGTTTCTTTTCAGTACTTAGCTGCTGGGGCTAATACTTCTTACTCTGCATTTTCAACACCAGTACCACTACCTAAAAATGGAGTCGTTTCTCCAGGTACAAGCTGGCTAAATAAAAAATATGAAGTTGTAGACGATACAATAATTTATCCTCCAAAAGGAGTAGATTTTAATAAACTTTCTATAAACATGCATGTTGAGTTAAACGTTGATGGAATTATATCTAATCCATTTAATATTAAATCTTTACGTATTTCTTCTCAAGCACTAGGGCCATCGCCAAAAAGAATCGGTACCAGATTCGGTTCTGATATTATTCCATATCGTAAAACAGGAAAATCGTTTGACTACAAGGATGTGAGCCCATTTAGCATTTATAAAGGAAGCACTCCTTATCTTTATAACACATCAAATAGTGGAATAAGAATTAGAGACAATTATACGTCTTATGGTAATCGTGGATTGTCAATGCCAATTAATAAAAATGTTTCATCATTCTTTAAACTAAGTGCTTTACAAATAGCAATAAAGTATGACGAAACAATATTCTCCTCATCTGCTGTTCAAATTTTTGAGTTAGAGTATGCAGATGATATTATTAAGTTTTATTTAGTAGCTGATAGCGACAGTGCAAATCGCGGAAGAATCTTTGCTCTTAGTCAAACAACTGGCTCATTAAAGTCAGGAATTTCTTATTATCTAAATGGTCGTGTAGTTAGGTCTCCTATAATCTATTCTGGATCCTGGCTAATGCTAGGCATTGCTTTTGATGATCCGATTAGTTTTTCTAATTTTGCTGGGGCATTTAGAGTAACTAACCCACTCTTATTCAATAGCTTTTCATACTACCAAACTACAGAGGCAGATGAAGCTGCTCAGTACTCTTTCCGTAAGTGGTTTGCGGTAAGGTCAGAACCAGACAACCCACTTGATTGGGAATACTGGAAGACCCTTGAGGGTAGTTTTCCAGACCCAGAAGATCCTACACAAATGCTTCCATATAGGTGGAGTGAAGTTCTGTTCTTGACAGAGACTAATCCAGTTGTTTTAGATCCAGCAAAGATATATAAGCAATACACCGGTACCGACAGGGTAGTCATTGAGAGTGGGTCTGTATTCAGATTAAGTAATTATCAATATAGTACTTATAACCAGCTAAAGTGGAACAGGCAAACGCTAGATTCAGCATAGTATGGTATAATTGTGGTTATGAAACAACCAAAACCACGCTTTCCTGGTCAAGTCGGTGACACAAAGGTAAAGGTTATCGAAGAGAAATTTTCTAACTACGGAACCTATGTATGGCATAAGCCAAACGGAAAAGCCTTTACTGATGGTGAAGGTAATGCTTTATCTATTGAGGCTATGAATGGTGATGTATCTCGTGTTCAGGAATTACAAGCTGCCGCCAAATACTGGGGACAGCCAAACGGTACAGCAAAGTTTTATCCTAACATGAAAAAGATTTCTGAAGAAGAGCACAGTGAGCAGCTAGATAGAATGAAACAGGGATTACTTCCAAATATGAATGACCTTGGTGCTGTCATTGCTGCTAAGAATACACTTAACCAGTGGGGTGATGAAGAATAATGTCAGAATATATTGTCCACGCAAGTGTTCCAGAGTTTGAAAAAGAAGAAGATGTTTTTAAGAAACAAGACCCATTCATTAAAAGCTGGGACGATCTTAAAAACTTTTCAAGTCTAGATCTTAATTTTAAACGTCGTTCTACAAGGATGGCTAAGGCAATGCAGATGCCACCAACAGACCAGTACCTTTCAAATGCTAGGACATTCCAGTCTGGACAAGATGGGGCACGCTCTAAAGAAATTAATCCAGGAGATGTATTCCGTAATGGATATGGAATGTTTGATGTCATCACACCACCTTGGAACTTATACGAACTTGCAAACTACTATGACACATCCTTTGCTAACCACGCTGCCATTGATGCCAAGGTAGAAAATATTGTTGGTCTTGGATATGACTTCCACGTCTCACAAAGCACAATGCTACGTCTTGAAACAAATGAGAATCCAGAAGCGGTAAAGCGTGCTCGTAATCGTATTGAGCGTGCCAAGATTGAATTGCGTGAATGGATTGAAAGCCTAAACGATGATGAATCATTTACAGAAACCTTAAATAAATTTTATACAGATGTGCAAGCCACAGGAAATGGATACTTAGAAATTGGAAGAACGACTAAGGGAGAGATCGGTTACATTGGACATATCCCATCTACTACAATGCGGGTGCGCAGATTGCGTGACGGGTACGTACAGATAATTGGAAACAAAGTTGTCTACTTTAGAAACTTCGGGGCAAAGAACCAAAACCCTATCACAACCGATACACGACCAAATGAGATTATTCATTATAAAGAATACTCTCCGCTAAACACGTTCTATGGTGTTCCTGATATTATGTCTGCCGTGGCTTCTTTGCACGGAGATCAGCTAGCTTCGCAGTACAACATTGATTACTTTGGAAACAAAGGTGTGCCACGCTACATCGTAACTCTTAAGGGTGCTAAGCTGTCGTCTGACGCAGAGGATAAGATGTTCCGATTCTTGCAAACAAGTCTTAAAGGACAGTCCCACCGAACACTTTACATTCCTCTTCCTGGCGATACGGAAAACAATAAAGTAGAGTTTAAGATGGAGCCCATTGAGAATGGGGTACAGGAAGCATCGTTCAAGGAGTATCGTAAGCAGAACCGTGATGAGATTCTCATTGCCCACCAGGTACCGTTGTCTAAGATTGGTGGTGGAGACTCCTCCGCTATCGCCTCAGCTTTGGCACAAGATAGAACCTTTAAAGAACAGGTTGCACGTCCAGCACAGAAGAACATTGAAAAAATTCTTAACCGTGTTGTTAAAGAACGTACAGACATTCTTGAATTAAAGTTTAATGAACTAACCCTGACAGATGAGATTGCACAATCTCAAATTCTGGAACGGTATGTAAAGACTCAGGTCATGACACCTAACGAGGCACGCCAACAGCTTGGCTTGCCACAGAGACCAGATGGGGATGACCCATTTGAAATGTCCACTCGTCAGGCTACCGACATGAGGGCAAACACCGCTCAGAATAGAGCACGCGATGCAGAGAGAACAAACAATCAGTCCGATGGACCCGCCGCTATTACTGGGCGTAATCCTCAAGGTGAAGGCTCTGCTTCAGAATAATGTTGTTTTTTTAAACAATGTTATAAAAAGGTTATATAATGGAGTTAGTATGACTATTATCAAAGCCCATTGGGATACCGAAGGCGACTCAGTTCGCCTATCAATGCCGTTCGCAAAAGTCGATAAAGACAGGCGAATGGTTTCTGGTTTTGCTACGCTAGATAACGTAGACAAGCAAAATGATATTGTTACTACTGAAGCATCTCTAGATGCTTTTTCAAGATTTCGAGGGAACATCCGTGAGATGCACCAACCCTCTGCCGTAGGAAAAATGGTCTCATTCAAACAGGACAAGTACTTTGATCCAGAGACTAAAAAGTTTTATAGTGGTGTTTATGTTTCTGCATATGTTTCTAAGGGTGCTCAGGATACTTGGGAAAAGGTCCTAGATGGTACTTACACAGGTTTTTCAATTGGCGGTAAGATGTTAAAGTGGGATGATGCATACGACGAGAAGGTTGATACACAGATTCGTATTATTAAACAATATGATTTGGTAGAGCTTTCTCTTGTTGATTCCCCCGCAAATCAGTTTGCTAACATTATCTCAATTGAGAAGTTGGATGACAGCGATGTCCTTAAGGGCGACGGTGTTGCTGATTTAGAAAATGTGTTCTGGGATTCAGACTCTGGGCTGGTCATACTGTCTGATGATGAATCCGAGAATCACCCAGTGTCAGGTTCATCGATGCAGAACATTGGTTTTGTAGAAAAAACAGATGATGAAAAAACTGACATGATTAAGTTCTTAGTTGATAGTGCTAAAGGCATGAATCTTTCTAAGATGACAGAGGAGGTAAATCCTATGACCAAAACAACAAAAGAAATCACAGAGAAATCTGATGAGGTCGTTGAAGAGGTAGAGGTCGCTCCAGAGGCAGAGGCCGAAACTGAAGAAGTTGTGGAAGAGGAAGTCGCTGAAGAAGCAGCTCCCGTTGACCCCGCTGAAACTGAGGTTGAAGAGACTGAGGCTGAAGACGTTGACGCTGAAAAAGCTGACGTCATCGACGCTGAAGTTGAAAAGGCTGACGCTATCGAGGCAGAAGAAGGGGTCGCCAAGTCCGACGATGTAGCTGTTGCTAGTGCAGTAGCTGACATTAAGGATGTCCTCTCATCAGCCTTTAGCGATCTTGCAGAAACCGTTAAGTCTCTTCATGAGCAGGTTAATGCATTAAACAAATCAATTACTGGTGTATCCGAAGAGTTGGCAGCTACTAAAAATGAAGTTGCTGAAGCTAAGGGCCATTTTGATGAATTTGGTAAGCGTGTCGATGCCGTTGAGCATGACACAGCTTTCCGCAAGTCTGGCGATCTAGGCGAGATCGTGCAGGAACAGCCAGAAATGGTTGAAAAATCCCTATGGGGCGGTCGTTTCCTCAAAAATGCCGACTTATTTAAATAAGACTAATAAATCACTTAGGAGGTGACAATATGTCGGAAGAGATTAAAAAGAATAATCCAGATAGTGCAGGAGACGATTCTGGGCGTTATAACGCTCAGGGTGCCTTTGCGTCTGGTGGTATTGGCGGAGTAACTGACCCTGGTGCAAGCACCTTGGGTAACATTCCTACCGCTGAATTTGGTGTAACGAGTGGTCCAAATGCCGTGAATCCTTCGGGTGATGCAGCAAGCGGTATTCTCCGTCCAGAGCAAGCACGTCGTTTTATTGACTATGTTTGGGATGGAACTGTTCTCGCCAAAGATGGTCGTCGCGTAACTATGCGTGCCAACACTATGGAACTTGAAAAAGTTAACGTAGGTGAGCGCGTTATTCGTGCGGCTTCTCAGGGTGTTGGTGACTACACTAACACTGGTGCAACCTTCTCCAAGGTGGAACTTACTACAAAGAAGATCCGTCTTGACTGGGAGGTCAGTGCTGAAGGCCTTGAAGACAACGTCGAAGGTGCTGGTCTGGAAGACCACCTGGTTCGTTTGATGACAAACGCTTTTGCGAATGACATCGAAGACCTCGCCATTAATGGTGACGGTGCAACCGGAAACTTCCTTTCCATCATGGACGGTTTTGTTAACAAGACAAAGACCAACGGTGACGCACATGAGTTCGTTGCTACGGTTGCTGACGATGCTTGGACTACTGGTGTTATGCAGGGTATTCTCACTGCTATGCCCCGTAAGTACCGTGCATTGAAGAACAACCTCAAGTTCTACGCTGGTACCGATGCCTTCCAGGGCATCGTCAAGAACAACGGTACGCTCGCTGACGCTGTTGCTGAAGCATTTGCTGGACAGGTTCCAGGAAGTACTCAGGCTAACCGTCAGAACTACTTGGATGGTGTTGGACAGACCCTTGGGACTGCTCGCACTACCCGTGTTCTTGGTATCGACGTCCAGGAAGTTCCTTACTACCCAGATGGTTTTGTCGACTTGACATTCCCATCTAACCGTGTATGGGGTTTCCAGCGCGACATTACCGTTAACCGCGAGTATGTTGCTAAAAAGGACACGATTGAATACACCGTATTCGTTCGTTTCGGTATTCAGTGGGAAGAAGAAGACGCTATTGCATTTGCTGATGCAGCAGCTGATTCCTAATCTATAATTAATACCCAATAGAGGGGCAAGGGCTTTTATGCCTTTGCCCCTTTATTATTATCTGTTATAATTAGAACTACAAAGGTTAGCATATAGCTCAGGAGGAAACATGGGTACAGAGCCTAATAGCGATATCATTACTATGAAAAGCACAACAAAAGAACCAGCAAAAAAAGCAGACAGTTCTATTGGCCAAATAAAAACAGGGGCAATCGGAATTACTGACAAACCAGCTGAAGCTCATCACAAAGAAAAAATAACTACGCAAAGTAAGACAGCGGATGTTGCAATACATTCAACAAGAAATGTTGTTTGGCCTGGGGTGGGTAAGGTTGAAAAAGGATACAATATCGTATCTGAAGCAGTTTCAAAACAGTGGCTAAAACGAGACCATATTCGTTTAGTCGCACCAGAAGAACTTGCACGGGAGTTTGGTAAATAACTATGGAAATTTTGAGGATTCCCTCTAATACTATTCAGGCTGTTATCTCGGTAACAGCTGCAGAGGTCAGTTACGCATATACGCTAACTGATCTAATGGATTCCTCAATTACAACGGGAACGGTAACTTCAAGCACTGGTTTGACTGTTACCATCCCGTTGCCATCAACATACGATGGATCGTATAAGATCAATGTAGAGAGTACTGACCACTACGTTGACGTTGTAAGGCCATACGTTGACCCTACAACCAAGGGAGCTACGGCAACTGACGTTGCCACCTATGCTAAAAGCGAAGAGCTAGCAAGAGCTATTATCGATTCAGTTATTCCTGATGGGTTCTACTTTAAGAAAAAAGTAATTGAAACAACTGGTTTGGGTTCAGACTATATTCCATTATGGGTAGATGCAAAGCGTCTGTTGAAGATTTCTGAGAATAACGTTCTGATATATGACGCGGCAGCTCCAGAACTTTATCCCTATGCCTTTACTATCAGTGATGATAATACTTCAATTATTCAAAGTACTACAGACCTTGTTAATAGACTAGAGGGTGCACAGCTAGTCATTCCAGCCAGTGGTTCTGATATCGTTGACATAAAGTATACATATAATGGATTCCCAAGAACATTTGATTATAAGCTTGTTCTAGAGGTTGGATATCCAAACATACCCTCAGATATTGTTAGAGCAGCAGAACTACTCACAGAAGATATTTCCTGCGGCAAGCTAGAATACTATGAACGATACATTTCTTCATATAACACAGATCAGTTTAAATTAACTTTTGATAAGATGGTTTTCGAGGGGACAGGAAACATTATTGTAGACAAGATACTTTCTAAGTATGCAAAGTCTATCACTACTCTTGGAGTACTATAATGGCATGTGGTTCCAACGATCCATTCTACCCCCTGCAAGCAGATATCTTTTATCCAGAAGTAAGTCAGTCTGCATATGGGAGTGCTATCAAAAAGTGGTCACGTGATACTACTGTCTATTGTAGCTTAGCACCAGCAGGATCAAAGTTTAAAGAAGGGCTAACTCCAAACGTGGATATCTCTATGGAGTCGCTTTTGATTGGAAGAATTAAAACAGATCCAAGGATAACAACTGACGACAAGCTTTCTTCAATGACTAACGTTATTCTTTCTAACATTAAAGACAAACACTGTAATGAAATTTATTTAGAAACATCTGGCACTCGTAAAGGACAGTCAACTATTTTTGAGATCGCCACTGTTACCCCTCATGTAGGTCCTTTTGGTACTGTGCAATATTACCGCATAATCTTGCGTAGATCAGAAAACCAAGGTACTGAAGTATGATTAAAGTAAAGTTTAAGACAACAGATTTTATGAAAGAGATGGACTCTATAGTCCAATATGCAAATGGCTTTATGGATGGAGCCCAGGCAGGTAAGAAGCAGCTTCTAGAGACTATTGGTGCAAAGACTAAAGAAATACTGGAGAGCTTTATTGATTCTAATGCTAGGACCAACCAGGCTGTTCTCCATCACGTCTACGAGTGGCAACAGTCCGGTAATGCAGCATCCAGACTTTTTGATATAGAATACACGACATCTGGCGGAGGCCTAACGCTTAGATCAACTTTCAGGCAGTCAGTTTCTGTAAAGAATGGTTCTACTACACCATTTTACGATAAAGCACGTATTATAGAAGAAGGCATTCCTGTTAGGATTAAGGCAAAGGTCTCAAGTGTCCTTTCCTTTAATGATGGTGGGGAGCAGGTATTCACCAAGCTTCCCATAGATGTAAGTAATCCCGGTGGTAGCGAAGCTAACGGTGGGTTCCAAAGGATAGTCGATTCGTTCTTTAATTCTTACTGGAAACAGTCTTTTCTTAAAACCAGTGGGATTGCAGATATTCTTCGTAACCCTATTCAGTTTAAACAAAATTTACCAAGAGCCAAAGCCGGTGGTAGGTCAGTCGGGTATGATGTTGGCTATCGATGGATAGCGGCAAGGGAGGCTAGGTAATGGCTATAGATTACCCACCAGTATTTATTAATAACTACTTAGCAGAAAAGATACCCGCATCTTTATCAAACTATTTTGCTTCTGACCTTATGAAGTTTTTCCCCACACAGCCTACGACTATTGATACTTTTACTGAAGAGTTTCCAGAGTCAGCCGACGAACCATTTGCGGTATATGACAGAATGTTTAGAATGCGTAGAAAAGCCTTTCCACATATCAGAGCAGAGCAGGTTCTTTATTATTTTTATAAGACAAGTGGGGGCATTGATGCGCTAATTGAGACGGTACAGCTTGTACAAGATCTTTTGGATAATGGAGATGAATCTGCGTCAGACCTTAATGCTTGGATTGCTGGCAAGGCTATATCTTCTGCTGGTACGTCGATAGCTAGAGAAACTATTTCTGTAACAAGAAAAGAAAGATCTTCCAATATTGTAACCCTGACTACTAGCGGCAGTCACGGATTTAATGTTGGAGATGTCGTGGTCGTGTCAGATGTCCTTGGAACAATGGACGGTACCTTTGAGATATCAAGTATTAACTCTACAACAAGACAATTCTCTTATACTAAGTCTGGAGTAGACTCCTTAGATTCAGCTGTTAGTGCCGCAGGTAAAGTTGGAATAGCACACTCCACTGTTAGATTCTTTGATAAAGACTTTTTCTTGCCATACTTTCATGAAACAAAACTTTATCAGCTAGAAGAGTCCAGAGATATTATTGATTTTGGTACTGCAAGGACTTATGCTGGTAATAAAATGATTATTGAATACGACTGGCACAAGTCATCTCCTAGAAGAGTAGACCCAGAACGCAAATATTAAATCTTCTAAAAGGGGTGTTATACTTATAGCGAGGAAACGCGCCTACTAATTTCTACAGAAAAGAAGAGGTGAAAAAATATGGCATATTCACGTGGTACTAACGCCAACATTATTGTTGGCGCTGCCGCTCTGTTTACTTACGAAGCGGGAGTGTTGTCCGACGCTGATCTACCAACATATGTCGACGATGAGTCTTTTAAAGACACTTTGTCAGACGATGCGGATTTCCGTAATGTTGGGTACACCATGAATGGTTTGGAAATTGCTTTCCAGCCCGATTTTGGTGAAGTTCAGGTTGACCAACTTCTCGACGTTGCAAAGCTCTACAAGCAGGGCATGCAAGTAAACCTAAATACTGCCTTTGCCGAAGCCACACTTGAGAACTTGTTGTTTGCGATTGCCGCACCCAGCACAGATCTCGTCGCACGTGGCGCAGGTAATAGCTATGACCTAGAACTGAACATTTCATCCGGTGTAATCGGTGAATGTCCAGTTGAGCGTGGTCTGGTTGCAGTTGGTCCAGGCACAGGAGACTGTGCTCGGGGTAGTGAGCTGGAGCGTATTTACGTTGCATACCGTGCTCTCTCAATTGAGAATGTTACAGTATCAGCTAAGCGCGACGAAGCTACGATGTTCGAAGTTTCGTTCCGTCTGCTCCCCAATGACACTGTTGGTTCTTATGGTAAGATCGTTGATCGTACCATCCCAGCCGGTGCTCAGTCCTAATATAATTAAGACAATAGTAGTGCCCAGGCTTTTTGGCCTGGGCATTATTATTTTTGGTACACTTATACTATGGCAACAAAAGTATATGAGTCTGGCTACATAACACTAATAGATGATAGAGAAGTTTACCTTACTCCACTAAAGATTAAATATCTTAGAGAGTTTATGGACTACTTTGATCTCATCAAGCACGCGAAGTCTGATGATGACTCTATCGCTATTCTTTCTTATTGTGCGCTTGTGGTTCTTAAATCACAGTTTCCAGAAATTCAAACCATTGAACAGCTAGAAGATAGTATAAACCTTAAGAACGTTTATAAAGCCTTAGATATTGCTGCTGGAATTAAGGTAAATGAAGCCTCCGAAGAGCCAGTGAAGAAGCAGGCATCAGAAAGCAAGGGCACATGGGACACTCTAGATCTTGCAGAACTAGAATCTGAAGTATTTTTATTAGGTATATGGAAAGATTATGAAGAGCTTGAAGTTTCTTTATCT